GCAACCGCATGCTGGTCGACCAGGCCAAGTACGACGCAGACCTTAAGGGCGACCTCGGCACCGACGCCGGGCGCTTCACCGGGCAGCTTGCCGCCTCCGTGCCGCTCATGGTGGGCGGGGAGGCCGCGTTGGCCCCGCTGGCGGCTCGCATGGGCGGTGTGGGCTCGTTCCTGGCGGGGTCGGCTGGTAAGGGCGCTCTGGCGGCTGACGCGCCCATGGCGGCCCGCATGGGGCAGCTTGCGCTCCGTGGCGGCTCCATGGCGGCCTCGGGGGCTGGCGAGGGTGCTGTGGGCTCCGCGCTGCTGTCCTCGGCCAGCGACGAGCCGCTGCAGGACCAGATGCTTATGGGCGCTCTGGCCGGGGGCGTGCTCAAGCCGGTGGCTGGCGCGGTCGAGACGGGCATGCGCCGGTTCATGGGCCCGAGCATGAAGGGGGCAGCCCCGGCCGATGCGCAGGCCGACATTGCGGATCGCGCCGCAAAGCTGCCGGTGGAGATTCCGCTGGACGCCGGGCAACTCAGCCGGGCGCCCGCCGCACAGGCTCAGATCGATGACATGCTGCGCGGGGCCTCTGGCGACACCGCTGCGGGCGTGGTGCAGGGTTTCCGGGCCACCCAGCAGGGGGCCATCCGCCAGAACGTCGAGGTCATCTCCCGGGCGATCTCCGGCGCGGACGCTGCGCCTGGCGAGGGATCGAAGGCCGTCTCCGATGTGCTGAACAAGCGCAAGGAGGCGATGACGAAGGTGATCAACAAGTCCTACGACGATGCGCGGGCTCGCGGCGACAACGCCATGCTCGCCACCGGCCGGGACATTCGCGACGCCACACTCGAGTCGCTGCGCAGCCGATACAGCCTTGACCGGGTGAAGTCGGTGGCCAGCGAGATTGAGAACATCGGCCAAGGCGGCGCGCCCACCGTGCGCGAACTGTACGACACCCGCGAGCGGCTCAGCGGCCTTACGCAGTCGAGCGACTCCGTCGAAGCGGGCGCCGCTGGCGTCGCGAAGCGCGGGCTGGACGAGTACATCAAGCTGGCGCTGAAGGACGACCTCTTCCTGGGCGACCCGGCGGCGGTGGCCGCGTGGAAGAAGGCGATCAGCCAGCGCGCAGACCTCGGCAAGCTGTTCGAGGGTGACGATCTGATCCAAGCCCTGACGACCAAGGCGCGGCACGGCGAGGGGTCCGCCCTGAAGGTCGACCCCGAGGAGGCGGTCAACTACATCTTCGGCAAGAGCGCGCTGGGCTTCGTCGGCAAGAAGGATCTCGGCCGCGACCTCGTGCGGCTGCGGGGCGTGCTGGGCAAGGACTCGGCCGAGTGGAACGGCCTGCGCGCGGAGGCCTTCATGCGGGTGGCCAAGGCGGGCGAGGGGCCCCCGGAGGCGGGCGTGCCACAGTTCTCCGGGCAGAACTTCATGAAGGCGTGGGGCAAGGCCTGGCGCGACGACCCGCGCGTCATGGGGACGCTGTTCACCCCCTACGAGCGCAAGATCATCGATGACTTCGCGGAGGTCGCCCAAGTCGCGACCACCAACGTGAAGGGCGGGGCCAACACCTCGAACTCGGCCATCGCGCTCAAGCGCATGGGTGACCGCGTCCTCAACTTCCTCAGTGTGGGCGGCGGCGCTGGCGGCGGTGCGGCGGCGGGCGGCCCGGCTGGCGCGGCGGTGGGTGCGGCGTTCGGCTCGCTGCTGAAAGACCTACGGGAAGTGCTCGCGGCCGGGAAGGCGCGGAAGCTCACGTATGGGGCCAGGCCCTCCACGAAGGATGCGGGCCTCAACAACAAGCTCCTCTCGGGGCCAACCGCTGCCACCGCTGGCGCGGCGACGAGCAACCGCATCCTGAGCGACCGTGAACCTGTCGCGGAGCCCCAATAGCGCCCCCTTGAGCGCGCGGTAGGCCAGATAGGCGACCGCGAAGCCCACCTGCGCGGTGGGGATATCCAGACCGCCGATGGTCACCCTATCGCACCGGCGATGAGCGTGGCATGTTGCGCGAGCACTTCGGAGGGGTCCTATGTCTGGCGTCTGGCTACCGCCTGGGAAGCAAACCTTCCTCGATCCGCTGACTGGCGAACCGATGGTTGGTGGTCTCGTCTACCACTGGATTCCGGGCACCGATACCCCCAAGGACACGTGGGCGGACGAGGCGCAGACCGCGCTCAATACCAACCCGATTGTGCTCGATGGCAACGGCCAGTGCACGATCTGGGGCGATGGCCTGTACCGGCAGAAGCTCACCTCCTCGACCGGCGTTGAGAAGTGGGATCAAGTCACCGGCTTCAGCGGCGCCGGCGCGACGGTCACGTTTGCCAGCCCCGCCCAGGTGGTCGCAGGCCTCTCCAACGACACGGTAATCAGCCCCTACGCGCTGGCGGCCTCGGGCGTGCTCAACCTGCCCTACGCCTCGGCCGCCCAGGTGTTGGCCGGGGTCAGCACCACCACGGTGGTCTCCCCTGCAGCGCTGACCAACTCGGGCATCATCCCCACGAAGGCCTCGGCCGGGGAGGTGGCGGCGCTCACCAACGACACGAAGTTCATCACCCCGAAGGCGCTGGGCGACTCCGGCGTGCTCTCCGGCGGTGGCGGCAACGTCCCGGCCCTCACCGACTTCGGTTGGGTGGGCGACAACGTCACGGACAACGCGCCGGTGCTGGCCGCCATGCTGGCCTCGACCTCGTGGGATATGCGCGTCCCGACCGGCACCTTCTACGTCAGCGGATCCGGCCCGACCGTCCGCGCGCAGTTGATCAAGCGGTTCTGGGGCCCGGGCAAGTTCCGGTTCGATGACGGCTACATCGTGCCCGGCCGCTACTCCAACATCTCGGCCGCGCCGACCCCATGGGGCACCACGGGCGTCACCGGCTTCTGGGCGGGCGACACCGAGAGCGTCGAGGCCGAGTGGCATGTGCTCGGCCCCACGGTGCGCGAGAGCCTGACGGCGCAGTACTTCCAGGCCAACACCATTCCGCACCCCGTCTGGTACGACGTCGGCTCGGGCGCCTCCGGCATGCTGTCGCGCGCGTCCGGCGCTCTGGTGGCCGGCGCAGGTTCTGCCACGCTGATCTCGACTGACGGCATCACGGTTGGCGCGACCATCGGCGTGACCCCGTGGGGCCAGGACGGGGCGATCACCGACACGATCATCATCGACACGGTGATCGGAAACAACATCACGTTCCACCCGAACCTCACCACCAACTACCCGAACGTGCCGCCTGCAGGCTTCGTGCCCGGGCTCGCCACCTTCATGAGCGGCAAGCGCACGTGGAATGGGGTGTACTACGCCAAGGTCACGGCGCAGGCGCAGGCCGGTGGGGACGTCTACGGCGCGATCTGGCGGCTCTCGCAGTCCTACGTGCCGAAGGCCGGGCAAATCCACGTCTTCAACACCAGCACCGCAGGCCTGGCCGGCGGCGACGTGAACTTCCTCGCAGGCTCGACGGGCACCTACGCCACGGGCTGGGAGAACAGTTCCACCGACCAAGGCAACAACGTCGCCTACTCGGCCTTCGTGGACAGCTTCAACCGCACGGCCGACACGGTCGAGCGCGGGGTATTCTGGGCAGGCCACGTCATGCAGTCGGCGGGCGGGCGCCCGGTCGACACCGGCGTCGTGCAGCGTGGCTTCTTCCGCTACGGGATGGACGTCTCGCTGGCGACCATGGAAGACTCCACCACGGTGGCCCTGCTTGGCACCGGCCCCACTAACACGATCCGGCTCACCCAGGTGCGCAACGTCTGGATCGGGGAGACGGTGAGCCTGTGCGACGCTGGCGGCGTGGTGCAGGAGACCAAGACGGTGCTCTCGGTCAACTTCGCGACCGGGGACGTGGTGTTCACGACCAACTACGCGGGCGCCTACCCGGCTGGGCGGCGCGCCGTCATCACGCACGGCGGCGCCGCGGTGCAGGCCGCGCTCGGCCAGACGGTCATCTCCTTCAACGCCTCCTCGTCCAACACCGACCGGAGCGGCGACACCACGGGCGTCTTCGGCCCGCAGTATGGCAACGTGCCTGGCGATATGGCGCTGCGCTCGGGCAACGACGGCACGAGCGACTTCTGGGCCATCCAGTTTAACCGCGCGTCCCCGAACAACTCGCGCCTGCGCGGCCGGCCGGACGGCATTCAGGCCAACGTCTCGTTCACCTCGGGCGGCTCGCTGCTGGCGACGAACGACGTGGTGGCGGGAGCCTTCGGCAAGCTGGGCTTCGGCATCGGCTCGGGCATTTACTTCTTCCAGAGCGGTGGCCACATCTACGCGACGATCAACGACAACGCGTCCAACCTGCTGATCCTCTGAGGCCCTCATGGCACGCATCCCCTTCAGCCGCTCGTTCGGCAAGCTAGAACGCCCCACGCCGGACCTCTTGGCCAACGAGCCCCGGCTGCCCCGCATGACCTCTGGCCACTACGCGCCGCCGGCGCCAGCCGACGCGACCGACGAGGACGACGAGGACCGCATGCTGCGCGCGCACGAGGAGGACCGGGCGTCGTTCGTGGCTAGGCGCGCGGAGATCGACAAGGCTTGCGCGGAGACCTTGGATGCGGCACTCATCGGGGCGGCGCCAGAGCCCAAACCGAAGAGGACAAAATGAAGATCAACGTCGACCAGCCGATCATCGATCTCATGACCGGCAAGCAGGGTGAATTCGCCGGGTTCCCCGCCACGCTGAAGGCCGTGATCATCTACTGCGGCCAGATGCCTGCGGGCCAGGCCAACGCGCCGGAGCCCCCCGAGGAAGCGGCCAAGGCCTTCGACCTCGCGGTGCGCGCCTCCTCGGCTCCGGACGGCGTGATGGCGCTGACCCTCAACGAGGCCAGCTTCATCAAGACTCGAGCCTATCGCCTCTGCTTCCCCCTCTACGCTGGCGCGCTCGACAAGGCGCTCGAAGCCGCGGCTGAAGCCGAAGAGACGCTCGTCTCCTAGAGCCGGATTGCCACCCCCTCGCGATTGCCCGATGATGCGCCCGGGCTCGCGAGGGGATATCCATGACCGGCGTTGCTGTACCGCTCGGCAGACTGCAGTTCATCGACCCGCTGACCGATGGCCCCGTGGCCTTCGGCACCGTCGAGCACTACGTCCCCTTCTCCTCCACACCGAAGGTCACTTGGGCCGACCAGGGGCAGGCCACGGCCAACGTGAACCCGCTCCCGCTCGACGCCGCCGGGCAGCCGTCCATGGGCGGCATCTGGGGTGATGGGCTCTATCGGCAAATCCTGAAGCGCGCGGACGGCTCGGTCATCTGGGACCTCGTGACCGGCTTCCTCAGTGGAGGCGGTGGTGGTGGCGGCGGTGACGTGTTCGGCCCAGGAGCCTCGGTGCCGGGGAACTTCGCGGTCTGGTCGAACGCCATCGGGACGCTGCTCGGGGACGGCGGCACGCCGGGCGCGCTGGCCTTTCTCAGCACGGCAACCATCGGCACCGGCGGCACCGGGGCGACCACGGCCGCGAACGCGCGAATCAACCTCGGTCTGGTCATCGGAACCAACGTGCAGGCCTACAGCGCCAACCTGCAGGCCATCGCGGGGCTCACGAGCGCGGCCGACAAGCTCGCCTACTTCACCGGCGCTGGAACGGCAGCCACGACGGACTTCACCAGCTTCGCCCGCACCGTGCTGGATGACACCGATGGGCCCGCCATGCTGGTCACCATCGGCGCCGAGCCCCGAGGCCAGGTGGTGGGCATCAACACCCAGACGGCAAGCTACTCGCTGGTGCTGGCCGACGCCGGGCAGATCGTGGAGATGAACGTCGCCGGCGCGAACAACCTGACGGTTCCGCTCAACGCCACCCAGGCCTTCCCGATCAAGACCCGCATCGACCTCGTGCAGATCGGCGTGGGGCAGACCACGGTGGTGGCCACCGGCGGCGTGACCATCCGGTCCAAGGGCGGGGCGCTCAAGCTGTCTGCCGCCTACTCCGGCGCGACGCTCTACAAGCGCGGCACCGACGAGTGGGTCCTGATCGGAGATATCACGACGTGAAGTTCCAGATGGGGTTCCTGGCGGTCCCGGCCTCGACTCCGTCTGGGGCGCGCTCGTTCAACATCACGCCAGCCGTCTCCGGCCTGCTGGTCTGGGACCTCGACGTCGACGGTCCCCTCAACCTGTCCACCGATGGTGTGTGGACCCTCACCCCGATCAACACCTTCATCACGACCGCCAAGATGTGGGGCGGTGGTGGCGGATCCGGCGGCGCAGGTTCGGCCTACGGCGGCGCTGGCGGCTTTGCTGGCGGGGACGTCACGCTCACGGCCGGGGTGGCCTACACGCTCGTGGTTGGCGGGCCTGGCCTCTACAACAGCGCTGCGGCGGTCACAGGCGGCGGCGGCCCCGCCACGACAGCGGCCACGTTCGACGCCGCGAGCGGCGCGGGCTTCTCCGGGCTCTATGACGGCGCGACGGACGTGCTCATCGCTGGCGGCGGGGGTGGTGGTGGCTACGGCGGCACCGGCGGGGGCGGGGGCGGCACGAACGGAGAGGACGGCGGCGCCTATGACCTGGGCGACACCGACTACGGCGGCGGCGGCACGGCAGTCGGCGGCGGTGGCCCGGGCTCGGGTGGGGGTGGGTCGACGGCCGGCTCGGCTCGCCAAGGCGGCACGGGAGGCAACGTCAGCAACGTCGGAGGTGGAGGCGGTGGTGGCGGTCGCTATGGCGGTGGTGGCGGCTCCTACGACGGCGGTGGTGGCGCTGGTGGTGGTGGCGGCGGTTCCGGCTACGTCAACGGCTCCTTCGTCACCAGCCCGACCCTCACGGCGGCGGTCGGCACCACGCCAGGCAACTCCGGGGACGCAGACCGCGGCACGGCGGGCAACCCGGCCGTCACCAACGCGGCCAACGGCACAGCAGGGCGCGTTAAGCTCTCGTAGGCTCTTGCGCAGATCGTCGGCATCCACGATGCTACGCCCAGTTGTGTACCGAGTGTCCCGGGGGGCGATATGGAGCTTGGCAGCGCGATGACCGATCCTGTGCGCTTGAACGGAGCAGGCATCGGTCACCGGGTGGCAGACGTTGAGTCTCGCATGACGAAGGTCGAAGACGGACACAAGGCCATCCACGATCTTCTCGACACCCTGCTTGCCCGGCTGGGCGAGGCCCAGAACGAGGCCGGGCATCCGACCGGGCTATACAGCGTGATCCACGAAGTCAGCCAGCGCCTCACATGGTTCGAGCGGGTTCGGGAGAACGTCAGGGGCGCGGCATGGGCGACTGCGATCCTCGTGCCCATCGGCGGCGCGCTGACGTGGTTCCTCGCGGGCGGCAAGATCACCTGGCTCTTCGGGGGTTGACCTCCGACCATCGCGGGTAGAGCCTCCGGCCATCGCTAGAGCCGACCGAAGGGGCACACATGACCATCTGGCCACGGCAGACGCCTACCGCCATGAACGCCTTCTACGGCGACCCGGATCCCAACCACGACGGGGCGGCCGACCGTTCCTGGGAGGAGGCGAACCTCGTCAATCTGCAGCCGCCATACCCCATGGTGCTGGCCTGGGCGACCGATAAGCCGGTGCGCACCATTCGCGTCCACCGGTTCTGCGCGGATAGCCTTGCGCGCGTGCTGAGCGGGATAGCTGACCACTACGGAAGCCGCACGGCTCTTGAGAACGCGGGCATGCACCTCTACGGAGGCGCCTACAATTTCCGGCTGAAGCGAGGCGGCTCGAGTCTCTCAAACCACTCGTGGGGATCAGCCATCGATCTCGACCCGGCCCGCAACGGCTTCGGCCGGCGCTGGCGTCCCGACGCCGGCATGATCTCACCCGAAGTGGTCGCGCTGTTTGCCGCCGAGGGGTGGACGTGGGGCGGCAAGTGGTCGACCCCCGACGCGATGCACTTTCAAGCCGCCAACCTCTAAGGAGCTACCCATGTCGAACTTCCGTCCCGAAGACGTTGCCCCGAGCACCGTCCCCGCCAACATCGCCTCGACCGTCCGCGCCGCCCTCGTGGGCATCGCTGGCTGGATGGTCGGCAAGGGCTGGCTGACCGACGACCTCGCGCAGGCCGCCATCCCGCTGGTGCTGGCTATCCTCCCGCTCGCGTCGTCGTTCGTGAAGAACAGCAACACGAAGAAGACGATCCAAGCGGCCATCGAGGCGCCCGCCGGCCTGGCCAAGTAGGTGTTCCGGGCCCTTGAGGTTCTTCTGGACCTCGTGGGCCGGGTCCTCGTCTGGTGGGACAAGCGCCAGGCACAGAACGAGGGCCGGGCCATCGAGCGCCGGGAGGCCGCCGCTGAAGTCGTGCAGGAGACGAAGCATGTCGAGGAAGTGCGTGAGGCTGTTCGCGAGCGCGTCGCTGCTGATCCTGACGAGTTGCGCGCAGACGATGGCTTCAAGCGGCCCGACTGAGCCGCGGGTGCTGGACACCTTCTGCGCCTACGCCAAGCCGATCTACTGGTCGGCGCGCGATACCGACGAGACGATCCTGGCCGCGAAAGAGCACAACGCGGTCGGCAAGGATCGGTGCGGGTGGGGACAAAGCCCCACCCCGACGCCCTAGCGGCGCGCAAGCTCCATGAGCGCGATATGGGCCTGCTGCACCTCGCTGGGTAGCTGAGCGGCCACGCTGACCAGCCGGAACCCGTGAACGGTGCTGATGTAGTCGAGCGCGGCCTGCTGGTCGACGGTGCGCTCCTCGCCCGGCCTAGGCAGGCCTTCGAACAGGTCCGCGATGGTGATGCCGAGCGCGTTGGCGAAGGCCCACATCATCGACGCCGAGATGCGATTGGTGCCGTTCTCGTACTTCTGCACCTGCTGGAAGGTCACGCCGCCCTTGGCCGCGAGCGCGTCTTGGCTCATGCCGAGGTGCTTGCGGAGGAAGCGGAGCCGCTTGCCGACGTGGACGTCGACGGGGTTGGGGGTGTTCTCTTCGGACATAGGATCCTCTGGCGAAGGCGGGGCGGCTAGAGCGCGGCCCCTTGGTTGATCGACCGGCTGTAGTAGCGCGGACGAATTTCGAAGGTGCGGCCGCACTCCAACTGCTGCAGCGCGTCCTCCCCCTCGGGGGTGATGTTGTAGGCGCCTGCGGAGTCGACCAGGCCATGCCCCATGAGGTTCGAGAGGGCATGCCAGGCGACCCTGCGGCGCTTCCTGTTGTCCCGGCGGTCGACCACTGGCGCGAGGTCGGCCAGCGTCGCCGGGCCGGTGGAAAGCATCTGCAGGATCCGGTGGCCGAGGCCTCGGGGCTGGTAGACCGCAATGCTCATCGGGTGTGCCCAGGTGGGCGAGGCCGAAGCCCCGCCCATGGTCCTGCTCCTTATGCGTTGAGGGCTTCGATCCGAGCGGCGACGCCGCGGCGGATGTTGTCCTTGATGCCCGGGTCCTTGGCCTCGAAGTCCGGCTGGCGCTCAAGCACACCGAGGTTGAACTTGATCGTGTCGGGCTCCTCGCAGGCCTCGATCCAGAGCCGGAAGGCGCTGACGTCGGCCGCCGGATCCGGCAGGCCCGTCACCCGGTTCTCCTTGGCGGATTCCCAGGTGGTCTGGCGGACCTTGTTCTGCTCGGCAGGCGTGAAGCCCTTGAAGGTCGGGGTGTTGAAGAAGGTGGCCATCGCCTTTTTCACCTCGGTCCATTCCTTCGCGCCGTCGACCGCCTCGATGTAGGTCTGGAACTCGGGCGGGAGGTCATCCCCCTCGCCTTCCTCCTCGTCCTCATCGGAGGCGTCGTCCGCTGGCGCTGACGGGCCAGAGCCCTCCTCCTGGGGTTCCCCATCGCTGGACGCATCGGTGGCAGTTTCCGACGTATCCGGTTCGATCTCCGCAGGCTGGGCACCACCCGTCTCGGTATCCGTGCCCTCCTCCGTAGGGCCCTCGCCCTCCTCGGGAGCCTCCGGGGAGTGCTCGGCGTAGACCTTCAGGGTCATCGGGTCTGCGACCGTCGAGAAGCGGGCACCGTCCTTGAAGGTGAGCCAGCGCCCTTCCTCGGTTGGCACCGTGTCCTCGCTGTGCAGGTAGACTTCGCCGGGAGCGGCGTGCCCGGGTTCGATCTGCTGCTGTTCGGCTTGCGTCTCCTCGGCCGCCGGTTCGTCTGCCTGCGGCTCGGGCTCCTTCGCCTTGCGCGCCCGCTTCGGCTTTTCCGCCTCGGGGGGCAGCAGTTGCGCGGGGCGGCGCTCCTCAAACCCGGAGTGCAGCGGCGCCGGACCCGAGGGCGCGACGTTGCCGACTTCCAGCCCGAGCCGGTATTCATCGATCTCGTCGTCGGTGATGATGCCCAGCAGCAGGCTCGGCTTGAAGGCTCGGCACCACTCCCGGGCGCCCATGTAGCGAAGCTGGCGGGGCCAGGCCGTCGACGCTCCCCATGGGCTCTTATCCCCCTTGTGCCACATGCCGACGCTGCCCGCGATCCAGCGAGGGCGCTTCTCGCCCGGCAGCGTGCCGAGAACCCGCACGCCGAGCCCCTTGTCGTCGGCGCCGGGCATCTCGCCGTGCCACTCGCCCTCGGCATCGCGCTCGCCCAGGATATCGCGACGCTGAATGTCGTAGCGGCCAAACTCGTACATGAGATCCACGCCGAGCCGCGCTGAGATGATCCCGTGCACCAGCTTGCCCTCGTACATGAGCTTGCCGTGCACGAGGCTGGTGCACTGAGCCACCGCCATGGGGTCGGCGTGCCAGAGGTCGGCTTGGTTGGCGATCAGGTAAGACCGGGCCTGCGCCACCTCAAACGGCACCGGCACCCGGTTGTTGGCCGGACCCTCGTGGGTAATCGTCTCGGGCAGGAGTCCGGCGCGCGCCATCACCGTGGCGACACGGCCCAAATGTTCGAACCTTGCGCTGTCCATTATTCCCATGACGTTTTCGACGGGCGTGTAGGTCACCTTGCGCGCCGGTGGCGGGTTCTGGGGGTCCTGCACGACCACAGCGGTGCTCGGGGTGTTGTCGGTCTCGCTCATTCGCCTTCTTCCTCAACTGCGAAGTGTTCGCGGCTGGACACATCGTCCAACCACGGGGGGAATTCCTCGTCGGTGGGCCGCCAGAGCGGGTGCACCGCGGCCCAAGGCACGGACACCAGTCCGTCCTCGTTCGGCTCGTCGCCCAGGCCGAAGCGGGCCTTGTAGGCGTCGAAATTCTGCAGGGCGCGCTCCACCTTCAGCTTTCCGGCGCGCCAGGTCTTGTCGAAGCGCGGGCGCTCCAGCGGCAGCACGATAGGCGCGTGCCCCTTGGAGTTGGAGGGCTTCTGCAGGAACAGCCAGCACCAAGACCATGCGCTTTGCTGGTCGGGATGGCCGTTCGGGTAGAACTCCATGCGCTCGGCCAGCCGGGCCTCGTCAGCCGCCGGGAAGGCGTCCAGCCACGCGCGCTGCTGGGGGTTGGCGCCGTACACCTGCCCGCCCTTCACGAAGTCCACCAGCCGCTCGCGCGCCACGTCGTAGTCGTACCGCTGGACGTCGTAGGATCGCGCCGCGACCATGCGCAGGGCCCGGTCGTGATCGTCGCGCCCTTGGTTGTGAGCGCCGTAGGACTTCGGGTCGAGCACATAGCTGGGGAGCAGCTTGTCGAACCGCGCCCGCCGGCGTCGGCCGCCGTCGTCCGTCCAGAGCACCGAGACCTCGGAGAGCCCGTCCCGCATGGCGTCGGCCAGTTGCGGGTGGTTGGCCACCAGCGCGACCATGTGGCGGATGTAGCGGTCGTGCTTCTCGCCAAGGATCACCATGCCGTCGAGGTGCCGCTCGTCGCGCCACGCCTTCGCGTCCTTGGTGGTGAAGTTGTCGTAGGGGTTGATCGCCACCTTCTCGGCGTAGACGTCCTCGCCTTCGAGCAGCAGGTAGTGGAACCCGTGCCCGAAGTCGCGGTCGTTGCCGAAGGTCCACTTCCGCTCCTCGCGGTCGGGGTTGAAGTGCGATCCCCACCACCAGTTCGCGGGCTCCTTCCAGAGCTTCACGAGGTCGGACGACCCGAGCCGCCCCTGGCTGAAGTAGGCGGTCTCGGAGAGGCCCACGTGGACCCCATCGGGTAGCAAGTTCATGTGCTGGTGCTCTCTTCGGTTGGAAGTTCTGGCGTGGCTGCAGCCTAGACGACGTCGCCTACGGGCTCAACCTTAGAGGCGAGCAAATGTCGATACACACGCACGCATGCGCGAACGTCGATCATCGCGTCGTGAGCCCCTTCGAGGGTCTCGGAGAAAAAGAACTCTATGCACTCGGAAAGCTTCGGCGGCTTCGGCTTGGTGAAGCCCGCCGACGTCATCTTTGCAGTCGGGGGCAGGTTCACGATGGGCGTTGCGGCCTTCAGCGTGCAGAACTTCGTGACTTCCTGCGCGTCGATCCAATCCTTCGTGCGGCCGGCTCGCAACATGGCGATGCGCATGATCCGAAGATCAAAATCCACGTTGTGAGCCACCACGCTCGCGCCTGTCCCGTAGAGCAGGCTCATGTACAGCGTAGTGGCCACCTTCTCAGGAATGCCAACCGCCAGGGCAATTTCGGTCGTGATGCCGTGGATGGCCGCCACGTCGTCGGGAATCGTCCAACCGTCCGGCCGAATGATCACCGAAGTGCTGGCGCGCTCGCGAAGATCATCGTCCAGCAGCACCATGGCGAGTTGCACAAGGTGCGGCTGGTGGGCGGCATCAGATGGGCTACGCCAATCGGGGAGCCCCGTAGTTTCGGTGTCGAGTGCTAAGATCATTCTGTCTCTCCTTGGGTTCAAACTACGTCGCCAATTTCACTCGGTGGGGTGACGACGCCCCCGTCCTCGATGAGGACTGCGGCGTGGCCGTGCTGGCTGACCGTCTCGATCCAAACCTGCAGGTCGTGCTCGGCCGCGTAGGCTTCGAGCGCCGCCCAGGACTTCCGGTCGAGCAGGGATCCGTCCATCACGCGGGCGACCCGCAGCTTCGGGTTCATGGCCGCGGCGATGGCGACGCTGCCCCTGATCTGCTCGGCCTTGCTCGCCTGCGCGAAGGGCTCGCCGTTGAGGGTGACGAAGCCGTCCCCGAACGCCAGGCCGGGGATCGGCATCTTCGCCGCCTGCACGGCTTTCGCCATGTCGTCCTTGCGCTTGGTGATCGCCGCCGTGAGGGCCAGTTCCTCGTCCTCGGCGGCCTTCAGGCGCACCTCGACGTCCCGGCGCGCCTTGGCCTTCTCGTGCAGCGCGCGGGCCTCGTGCGCCTGCTGCATCTGGGTCTGAAGGTCGGCCACGTCGACCGGATCGGGAAGCGGGCCAGCGACGGTCAGTTTCTCCTGCAGATCAGCGCGCTCCTTCTCCAACTCCGCGATCTGGTCGTTGATGTCCTCGATGCGCTCGACAACGGCTTCGCGCCGGGCCTTGCGCTCTGCGATCTGCGCGTTGGTGGCGGCGGCTGCAGAGAACTTGTCCTGCAGGGCTTGGAGGTCGCCCAGCGCGGGTAGGTCGCCGGCGATCTGCGGCAGTGCGGCAAGCTGGCCCTTCAGGTCCCGCAGCTTGCGGCCGACCTCCGTGCGTGCGTCGAAGTCGCGCTTGTTGAGCCCTTCGATCTGGGCGAAGTCCACGCCTGGCACGAACTGCCGCAGGGCCTTGATCTGGTCCTCGTCGCGCATGCGGGTGAAGGCCAACGGGTCGAAGCACATGGCGCCTACCATGGCGTCGAGCACGCCCTGCGGGCTGGGGTAGCGCGCGCCCTCGGCGGACTCGACCACGAGGTCGGTGGAGTATCCCCCGCCCTCCTTCGGCTTGAACCGCCGCGTGACCTTCACCTTGGCCTCGCCGTTCTCGCCCAGGACCAGCCGCACCTCCGCGCGCTCGGCGCCGGTGTGGATGGGCTTCTCCGGCGCGGCGTCCTTGCCGCCCAGCGCCGCCCAGATGGCGTCGAGGGTAGATGTCTTGCCGGATCCGTTATCTCCGCTCACCTCGACAATGTCGCCGGATGGCGTGATCGCCACGGCCTTGAGGCGCTTAAAATTCGATGCTTCGAGGCTGATAACCCTCATGGGAGGTTCCTTTTGATCTTGAGCATGAGCGCGCGTGCGAAGTCGGCCCGCGACGGGAAAATTTCTAGGTTCTCAGGTTCGTTGTTGGGTCGCTTTCGGTCCTTGTGCGCAACAATCTCACCGGGTGCCAATGGACGTCCCAGCATGATCTCCGCGACAACACGATGCTCGTGCCGGCCGCCGCGCTTGATGTAGCCGTCGCCGCGACCCGTCCCACGGCGCGCATCGGCAGTTTTTTGACGAACGACCGTAGTGCGAAGCTGGGGGTTTCCGTTTCCGGTAGCCGCGCAGGAGTGGCTACAGAACTTGGCTGGCCTGCTGTTTTTGCGATCAAAGTGATCACCGCAGTTGAGGCACCGAAAACGAAAAGGCATCAGACCACGTCCCCCACGTCCTCGGAGCCCTTCGGCTTCCGGGGCGGGGCCTTGCGGGGCTCGATGCTCTTGCGCTCCGTTTCCCACACGGCCTGCAGCTTGGCGCGAGCCTCGTCCTCGGTCGGCGCCGTCGTGACCCACTGGGTTCCGGGGACGTATGGGTCGGGGTTCTTGGCCGTCTTGCCCGGCTTCAGTTGAGGGACCATGGCCGCTGCCGCTCGCATGTGCGCGGGCGCGGCGGGGTCGCTGGTAGTGTAGGTGATGATCGTCAGGTTCATTGCCACTCCGTTTTGATGACCAGGCCTTGCGCCTGCATATCGGCCAGCTTCGGCAGGATCGCGTCCCGCACCATGAGGGCGAACACCTCCTGATCGTCGGCGGGCAGCGCCGTGATCAGGTAGCAGGCGCAGCGGACGGCAAGCTCCGCGAAGAACTCCCGGCTCTGGGGCATCGCCTCCTGCAGGGCTGCTTCCATCGCCTGGCGGATGACGCTCTGCGAAGCCGCCATGGCTGACGCGAATTCGAAGGTGATGCCCTGCAGGCGAGGGTCGGCCGCGTGGCGCGCGAGCCCGGCGCGCACCGCCGGCTCCGACTTCCTGGCATGCCGCCGGTACTCGCGGACCACCGCCTTGCGCATGTCCTCGGCCGCCATCACACCAGCGCCCAGAGAGCCAGCGCCTCGCGGGAGAGCGCGACCAGTTCGTCCTTGGCCCGGCGGCGGGACTCGGGGAGCGCGGCAGGCTGGGCAAGCACGCGGCGGATGGATTCGACGCGAGCCTTCAGCGCATCGGCATTCTGGCGCACGTCGAGCGGGTTGTCCGAGAGCGGCTGGGTGGTCTGGGTCGTCGGTACTGCCTTCAGGGTCATGGGTTCCTCCTAGAACCAGCCGTCGAACGCGGCGTAATCGGCGTGGCCGCGGGCGATGTGGCCCCCGGCGTCGAAGTGGATGAGGTCCGGCTGCATGTCGAAGCCGATGGTCTTGTAGGTCACGAGGTTCGCGTCCTCCTGATCCACCTGCCATTGGGCCTGTCGGACGGCGAGGTTGTGGTTGAGCCACGGGGAGTCGGTGATGCGCGAGGCGACCACCTTGCCCGCCGGGTCGTGCATCCAGTCGCTCCGAACGTGGGCGAGGAAGTCTTCGAGGTTGTCGTGGTAGGCGGCGGCGCCCTCCTGCGTGCCAGCGTCGCTCTCGCCCTGCCCCCAGAAGACCACGCTCGGGCGCGGAGCCTCCACGCCCTGCGCGGCCATGAACGCCGCGCGCGCCCGGTTGATGTTGGCGGTGGTGAGGTCGAACAGTTCGTGGCTACCCGGCGCCCAGTCGAGGTCAGGGCCAGCGGCCAGCGTGGTCGACCCGAGCGCCACCTTCACGATGAGCAGCACGTCGTCGGGGTGGGCCTGGCGGAAGTCGTAGGCGAACTGCGTCTCCTCGCCCCATGCCCCGGGCGCGTTCTCGTTGCCGGTGTTCACCCCCGGCTGCATGACGCCCCAATAGGGCGCGCCGTAGCTGCCGCCCCAGATGTAGGTCTGGCCAAGGTTGGCCCCCTGCAGGGGCGCGGGCAGCGTGGCGGCCGACATGCCGTAGCCAAGCGAGTTGGACTGGCCTGCGAAGACTGCGAGGTAGATCATCCAATGCTCCAGAGGAAAATGCAGGGCGCGGCGATCAGCACCACGGCCCAGAGGAATGCGGGAAGGAGGCGCATCCTACGCCTCGCCGGTGCTGGCTGCAGCGGCGTTGACCGCGTTGCAGATGGCTTCCGCGTCCGCGCGCAGCAGGCCGACCGCCAGGCGGTCCCCCGCAGCGTCGAACAGCGAGTAGGCAGGGTCTCCGAGGTGGTGCTCCATCTCAAAGGTCCAGGGCGTAGGGCTCATGCTCTCTCTCCGGTGTGCGCCCCTGGCGAGGGCGGTTGCAATCTGTTTGCGACACCACCGATGGCATCGGTTCGCCGTTGTGGCAAGCGTTCGATGGACGCTGGTTTGCAAATCGGATAGCGATGGTGCTCCCGCCAACATTGGAGCGCCCCATGGCCCCCCGTCTCTCTGCCCGCAAGCCCCGCCAGGCCCCGCCAACCAACGTGCCGCCCCGCGAAGTGAGCGCTGGCGACAACAGCCGCGCCGCCGAGGAAGCGGAGCGCGTTCAGCTGATCAGCTTCGTGAACAAGATCACAGCCCAGACCGCCGAGTGCGACGAGGCGCAGGCGGTGTTTAAGGGCAAGCAGAAGGCCCGCACCCAGACCTTCAACCTCGCCAAAGCCGCCGGGTTCAGCCGGAAGGAGCTTGAGGCCCGCCTGGCCGAGATGGGCCGGCCGACGCACGAGATCGCCGCCGAGGAGGTCCGCGTCTCCAAGCACCGCCGCTGGCTGGGCGTGCTCAACCCCGACCAGACGAAGATGTTCACCGGCAACGAGACGCCCCAGGAAGCGCGCGACGAGGAGAACTGGCGGGCGGACGGCTACCGCGCCGGGCTGCTCGGGCTCATCGCCAAGCCGCGGTTCGAGTGCCCCGAGCGGTTCGTGCAGGCGTGGCTGCGCGGCCACGAGACCGGATCCACCGACTACCGCGAGGCCGAGGCCCAGCGTGCCAACCCGCCGGTGCGCGAGCAGGCCGCGGCCGACTTCGCGGAGGACAACCCCGAGGTCGACGTGGACGCGGCGGCGCGCAAGCTGAAGAAGTCCGGCTTCATGGAGCGGACGCCGCCGGAGCACGACGAGGCCCAGCTTCCCGGCCCCGAAGACGGCTTCGAGGCCACCGAGGAAGAACTCGCTGCGCAGAAGCCCCGCCAGGCGGTGGTCGGTGCGCGCGAAGGCGGGGACGTTGTGTGATGGGTGCCCGCGACGAAGCCAAAGCCGCCACCCGCGCCAAGGTCATCGCTGCAGCGCAGAAGGCCTTTCGCAACGAGGCCTACGACGAGGTGACGCTGCGCATCCTGGCTCGCTCCATCGGAATGAGCACGGGCGCCATCTACGCCCAGTTCGAGGACAAGGCGGCCCTCTACGAGGCGGCCATGGGCAAGCCGGCGCCTGACGTCGGCGCCTTCCTCGCCCGGGTGGCCATTACCTGCGCGGGCAACCTCGGTGTGCTGGGCGACTTGGCCGAGGATGCCGAGGCGCTGCGGCGCCAGGTTATCGGCGCCGGGTCGAAGTAGGTGGCCTCCGGCGTCCTGGCCTTCGACCTGTCGCCCTCGCTCTGCGGCTGGTCCTACCTGCACGACGCCACGTTCGTCGCTGACGCCTTCGACCTCGGGGGCGTCAGCACGGACTTGGGCGGCATGGGCCGGGCGCTCACCGGCCAGGTGCGCACCCTGCGCGAACGGTTCGACCCCGACCGCATCTGCTACGAGGCTCCCATCCTCAAGCCTCACGACAGGCTCGCTACCCTCCGGTGCACCTACGGCTTGGGCATGATACTCGAAACGCTGGCGGACGGCTGGGGCATACCCTGCAACGAGGTCGACCTCCGGCAGATCAAGCGCCTCCTCACCGGCGACCAGTGGGCGGACAAGAAGTTCGTGGTGAAGGGCATCCAGAGCATGGGCGTCGCGCTGCCGCCGAGCGATGCGGCCGGCCGGAAGGACGCGGCCGACGCTGCGGGCTGCGCGCTGGTCTCCCTGCAAGCTGTTGACCCCGCCGCAGCCGATGTATGGCTTGCGAAGATCAAGGGCTGGCTTCTGTGAAACAGATCGATCTCACCCAGGGCTTCTTCGCTCTCGTAGACGACGCGGACTATGAGGCGGCCATCCGGTATCCCTGGCGCGCGGTCAAGTCGCCAACCCACGAGCGCTGGTACGCGACGGCGTGGGTCGACGGGAAGACGACCTATCTGCACCGCTGGATCACGAAGCCCGCCGACTGCTTGCATGTTGATCATCGGGACGGCGACGGCCTCAACTGCCAGCGGCATAATCTTCGGCCGTGCACCAGGTCACAGAACATGGCCAACCGTACTCACGCGGCGCGCAACGCTACCGGATATTTCGGCGTCACCAAGCACCGGAAAAAATGGAGTGCGATGGTCAAGGTCAACGGTTGCACATTCTGGGGTGGCGATCACGATACTCCCGAGGCGGCTGCTCGCGCTCGCGACGAATTGGCGAAGAAGCACTTTGGCGAGTTTGCGCGCCTCAACTTTCCCGGCTAAGGTGATCACGCGGTCGCCAGCCGCCCCGGAGAGCACATGGAAATCGACCCCGACACCGACACCGGCTCTTGCCACTACGACGACGCAGCCTACGTCCTCGAAGACGTGACGGACGAGTGGCTGGCAGCAAACCACCTTTCCCGTGCGCAGTGGGAAGAGATGGTCGCCAAAGAGGCTGCCAAGATGCGGGCGCGTGAGATCGCGCGCGGCGCTTCACCACCACCCTCGCAAGGCGATCTGTTTTCCTGATGGCAAAGACTGATGCAGGCAGCCGGGCGGTCATGGCCCGCCGGCGCAAGAAGGACGACAACCAGCACATGAGTGACCTTCCGCCTGGCCCCTTCGCCTGCATTCTGGCCGATCCGCCCTGGGCTTTCCGAACCTATGGCGGCGGCAACCAGACGCCCCACCGTGGCGCCCACGACCACTACCTGACCACCACCACCGAAGACCTTGCGAAAATCCCTGTCGCCGACGTGGCTGCAGACGATGCGGCCCTCTTCATGTGGGTGGTCGACTCGCACTTCGAGGAGGCGCTGGAACTCGGGAAGGCCTGGGGGTTCGAGTTTAAGACGTGCGCCTTCGTCTGGGTGAAGTCGAAGCCGGGAGGCTGGCCGCACATCGGCATGGGCTACTGGACCCGAAAGCAGACCGAGCAGGTGTGGCTCTTCACACGGGGAAAGCCCAAACGGATCGGCAAGGGGGTCGAGCAGGTAATTCACTGCCCCCGCGGCGCGCACAGTGCGAAGCCCGACCAGCAGTACGGCCTAATTGAGCGGCTCGTGGGCGGCCCGCGTCTAGAGCTATTCGCACGCTCCGCGCAGCCGGGCTGGGAAGCTTGGGGGGACGAAGTCGGCATCCGCGACGGGACGCTGTTCCAACCCTGACGCAAGAAGCCCCGGCGGGGGACCGGGGCTTCAGGCCTTTCAAGCGTGGTGTTGTGAGCTAGAAGTTCCAGGGCGTTGCGTTGAGCGTTTTCGCCAGCGCGCGGGCTTCGCGCTTGCCGGCAACAACGTGCTCAAACGCACTCCACTCGCGCCGCCCCTTGACTGTGATGCAGGTCTGCAGCGTTGCGGGGCGGGCTTTGGAGCCGGCGGTGTAGTGGGCTTCGATCATGGCGTCCTCCTCGGTTGGCCGCTGGCGGCGGCGTGAGGACACTGAGCCATCGATCTGCGGACGCATCAAGTCCGAATGATCATCAATTTGCAGGAAGGGCGGGCGACGGCCTTTCGCCAGATTGGCCGCCGCCCTAAGCGCCAGGTGGACACGCGAGCCCGAAGAGACACTCGGTCGCAGCCTGGGGCGTGCGCATTGGGTATCGCGCCCGCATGGCCCGCGCAAGCCTGACCTGGGGGCGAATGCGCCCGGCGCCGCCAGAAGCGTTACGGGCGCTCTCGCAACTGCTGGCGAACGTCGCGCGGGACAAGTCCGGCTGACCTGTGGATATGTGGGGGAGAAGCGGGACCGTGGGGTGCCGCCTTGCCCACGGGCATGCAATCGGTCCAATGGATGAGCGGGCGGGGAGCGTTGGAAGCGCTCGACCCGCCCAGAGCATCGCCCGAGGAGGGGCAACGCGTGCTGCATCATGTGCCAGAGTTCGTGCGCCACCTCAACATCTGGGGTGCGCGATGACGTGGACCGGAGAAGGCGAACCCCTCCGCCGCCGCGACTGGGCCGTGCGGGCGGTGGACATCGCGGTGGCCGAGCGGCTGGTTCAGCGCCACCACTACGCGGCCGGCGCCTCGAACACGGCCACCTACCTGCATGGCCTCTGGCCCGTCGACTCCTTCTGGGAGCAGGACTGCCGAGGCGTGGCGTGGTGGATCCCGCCGACCAAAGACGCAGCGGTGGCCCTGGCTGGTGACGCAGGCTGGAGCGGCGTGCTGGCTCTCTCGCGCCTCTGCATTGAGCCGGGCATCCCCGGCAACGCGGCGACCTTCCTGATGGCCCGCTCGACCGCCCTTGTGGATCGGCAGCGGTGGCCCTGGCTGGTGACCTACGCCGACGCGTGGCGCGGGCACACCGGCGCCATCTACCGGGCCACGGGCTGGGAGGACCGAGGCGAGACGAAGCCCGAAGGCGTCTGGACCCTGAACGGCCGGATGGTTGCCCGGAAGGCCGGGCCGCGGACCCGCACCAAGGCCGAGATGGAGGCTCTCGGCGCCGTCTTCCAGGGTCGCTTCCCGAAGCGCCGCTATGTGAAGAGGCCGGGCGCATGAGCGGCGAAGCGATCACCGCAGCCTTCTTCCTTGAAGGCCTTTCGCCTACCGAGACCCTCGTGTTGGTGGCCATCGCGAACTACGCGAACGAGGAGTGGCAGTGCTTTCCCTCGAAGGGCCGCATCCAGCAGATGACCAAGCTGTCGGCGCGCGCGATCACCAACTCGCTGGCGTCGCTGGAAGCCGCCGGCATCATCCGGCGCGAGGCTCGCATCCGGTCGAACGGGTCGCAGACCAGCAACCTGTTCACCCTCCACCTGGGGGGTGCATCTGGTGCACCCACCCCCCTGCAGCCGGTGCCCCCCCCGGGTGCAGGTGGTGCACCCCCAGAACCTGAGAAAGAACCTAAGAGGAAAGGGACTGAGTTAGCCGTGCGCGACCCGTTCGATGCATGGTGGGACGTGTACCCCCGGCACGTCGCCAAGGAAGGCGCCCGCAAGGCCTGGGCGAAGGTTCCCAAGGCACTCGCCGCCGACAAGCTCGACCTCGCCCACCTCATGGAGCGGACAAGCGCCTACGCAGATCATGTGGTAGGAAAAGACCCAGAACACGTTGCCCACCCGGCCACCTGGCTGAACGGCAAGCGTTGGAACGATGAACTGCCAGCCCGGAGCCAGACGGATGGACGAACGACAAACCGCCTTGATCGAGCAGCCGACCAGCATACCGCCCGGGTCGAAGCCATGCTCTCCGGGGGCGTGGAAGCTATTAACCGGCGGCGAAGATGGACGCTCGGCGGTTAGGCTGCTGGCGATCAACCCCACTCTTCGGAAAGAGGTTGAGCGGGCGCTGCCGGTGATCGAGCGCGCCAAGGAACCGGCCGAGCCGGAGGATATCCTGGGCATCCTCGTGCGGCACGCGCCGGCCTACGGGGTGCATGCCAAGGGGCCCGAGGAGTGGGCGGCGCTGTTCGGATCCTACCTCGACGCGCTCGACGGGCTTTCGGCCTATGCGGTGGAGGACGCCTTCCTGCGCTGGAACCGGGGCGAGGGGCACAAGGACTTGGCGATGAGCGGGTTCTACCCGAAGCCGCCACAGCTTGTGCAACTGGCCCAGGCTGCCCGGCAGGAACTCTACAGCGCATGCTACCGCGGCCGGAAGGCGCTGGAATACGACGACCGCCCGGCTGGCGCGCAGATACCTGCTGAGGACCGGGCGCGGATGGCTGAGGACATGAAGGCGCTGGCGGCCTCTATGCGCCGGGAGGTGCCGCTGGCCCCGCGACCGACGGTAACGCCGCAGCAGGCCGCCCAGCGGGCGCGTGAGGCCGCTGTTGCCGACGAGGTGGGAGACGTGGTCTAGTCCCGCTGCCAGACCGAAGGGGACGCAGATGGGCCAATGCATGTTCAACGGGTGCCGCGAGCGCGCCACTCACGCCTTGAAACTCGTGGTGCCGGACGTCGACACCGAAAAGACCGCCAGCGAGGCCGTGCTGGGACTCGAGTTGTGCCACACGCACACCAGCAAGGCGAAGGCGGCCGACTTCTTCACAGCCGCCGGCGAGCCGTTCAAGCAGGCCATCCGCATGAGCGCGCGGCCTGGCACGGCGCCGGACTTCGACAACGCCTACACCGAGGGGGTGCCCCTTGGCTCCGCAGAGCACCAGGCGCACGCCGCCGCGCAAAACCCGAAAGCGAATTGAATGGCCGAGATCGTGATCCACTCCCGGCAGGTGGAGATGCTGCCGCTCTCGGACCTCAAGGGCTACGACAAGAACGCCAGGACGCACCCGGATGGGCAGGTGGCCAGCCTCGCCAACATCATCCGCGACTCGGGCTTCACGAACCCCGTGCTGATAGACGACGAGGACGTGATCATCGCCGGGCACGGCCGGGTGCTGGCGGCGAAGAAGCTGAAGATGGCCGAGGTGCCCTGCGTGCGCGTCTCCGGCCTCACCCCCGAGCAGATCAAGGCCCTGCGGCTTAGCGACAACCAGACGGGCCTGCTGTCGGGTTGGGACGACGCCCTGCTGCGCGTGGAATTGGCCGACCTGCAGGCCAGCGGCTTCGACCTCTCGCTCACCGGGTTCTCCAGCCTCGAACTCACCGGCATCTTCTCCACCCAGGAGGGGAACACCGACCCCGACGAGACGCCCGAGGCGCCGGCGCAGCCCGTCACGCGGCCAGGCGACCTGTGGAAGCTGGGCGACCACCTGATCGTCTGCGGGGACTCCACCGACAAGGCGACGGTCGACCGCGTGCTCGATGGGCAAAAGCCGCATCTGATGGTGACGGATCCTCCATACGGCGTGGACTACAATCCCGACTGGCGAAACGGCGCGCTGCGGAAGGACGGCTCCAAGATTGGCGGTCGAGCCATTGGGGAGGTGGCGAATGACCACCGTGCTGACTGGCGCGAGGCCTGGGCGCTTTTCCCAGGCGACGTGGCCTACGTCTGGCACAGCGGGACCAAGGCCGAGGTCGTGGCGGAAAGCCTGCACGCGACCGGCTTCGAGACTCGAGCCCAGATCGTCTGGAACAAGAGCGTCATGGTGATCGGCCGCGGCCACTACCACCCGAAGCACGAGCCCTGCTGGTACATGGTTCGCAAGGGCGGGAACGGCCACTGGTCCGGTGACCGCAAGCAGACCACCGTCTGGGATATCGACCACCGCAAGTCCGAGACCGGCCACGGCACCCAGAAGCCGGTCGAGGCCATGGCCAGGCCCATCCGCAACAACTCGGCGCCGGGCGACCACATCTACGAGCCGTTCAGCGGATCCGGCACGACGATCATTGCCGCGCAGATGAACAAGCGCGTGTGCCATGCCGTGGAGTTGATGCCGGCATACGTCGACGTCGCCTGCACGCGCTTTGCCGCCTTCACGGGCGTGGCGCCGGTGCTGGTGGAGACGGGCGAGACCTTCGAGGAGGTCAAGGCCCGGCGGCTGGAAGTCGTCTAGGCCCCGATCAGAGCCAGCAACTCGGCCGACAACTCCCCGTCGTCTGTGAAGGCGCAGAAGTCCTCGGCATCCGGGTCGGAGCGCTGCCTCAGCCATAGCGGCCACGGCTCACGGCTGTTCAGCGGGCGATAGTGGTCATAAGTCCGGCCGCGGATAATGACCGTGATCGACCTGCTGCGAATAGAGCCGTCGCTCTCGTCTTGGCGCACATTGAACATCCCGCTCGTGTGCAGGAACAGCACTAAGCGAGGCGACTGGCCCTGATAGCCCTCGGTCTTGATCCAGAGTTGGCCCAGGCACTTCAGCAGGCTTGCCTCGTTGAACAGGTCTCGGGGAATGACGCGGGTGTAGCTCATGGCTTCCTCTTCGGTTGGGGACGCACCACCACCACGGTGGCTCCCGAGGCAATATCTCTGGCGATGGCCTGGCGAAAAACGGCCGGTCGGTTAGCTGGCATGAAGTGCACGATGGTTCGCACGGCTGGTCTCCATGGCGGTAAATTCCGCCTTCGAGGGCCACTGTCGCAGGACGGTGTTAACGAGCGGTGTCTCGCTCTTGAGGCCGCGGCGCATCTGGCAGGCCAACACCTCGTTCGAGACCTCCTCGGGTAGGTCGCCCAGGCGGATCCGAACGTGCGGCCGCACGCCCAGCGGCAGCGCGCTGAACCAGGCCCGGCGCACCCACGTGCACTGGTCATTCAGGGCGTGTGTCCACGTCAGCGGCGCGCCGAGCACCACCGCTGGCGCGGCCTCCCGGGCGCCGAGGGTGGCCGCCACAACGGCAGCAATGTGTAGCGCCTTGATCATTTCCCTTCGGTCTCCAGCTTGTGCCGGTGCAGATCGGCTTCCTTGTAGGTCGAGTGCCACTTCACCCGGTCGGTGCGCATATCCTTCTCGCCGTCGCGGTCGAAGTACCAGTAGGAGTACTCGACCACGTAGCCCGGCCAGCCAGGGAACTCGTCCTGATTGACCATCGGGCGCACGGAGTATTCCCCGTCGCGGTAGCAGTGGTTGGCAACGTCGATGACGCCCATGGGGTGCTCCTGGCAGTTGCCCCGAGCCTATGCGGCCCGGGGCCTGCCTGCCTAGTTGGCCAGTTCCACAAGGCCCTTGTAGAGCCGGTTGAGGCAGATGTTGTTCTGCCCCACCAGCGTGGAGGCGAACCGCGCGTCGGCGCCGCCCCGGGCGTTGTGATTGGCCCGGTAGGTGGCGGCGTTGAACACCCCCCATGCCGTGCCCGCGATCTCGGCCTGCCCGGCGCCCTTCACCGCCGCCTCCATGATCTCGATCACCGTGCGGCTGGCGCGGCGGTCGAAGTCCTTCATGACGTCAACCGGGTCCTCCTGCGGCTGGTAGATCGGCAGGAGGATGCGCTTGGCGTCGTCCGGCGAGATGTTGAGCTTCTGCAGCAGGCGCGCGTTGCGCTCGAACTCGCTCATCCCCGCCCGCGCGATCCCCATCTGCTCGGCCGCCCAGTCGGGGTCGAACTTCATCGTGTGCGGCACTCGCAGTTGCGAGGCCCCCTCGAAGCCGCCGCTCATTGCGAAGGTGTTGGCGCAGACCACACGCACCGGCGTCACGCGTCCGATGGTGGCGTATCCCGACTGGTGCTTGGAGGCGAGGAGCAGGTAGCCCTTCACCGCATCCCCTCCGGGGAGCACGAAACCGTTCCCGAGGTTCGCGAGGCCCCAGACAATCTGGCCGCCGCGCAGCGCCCCGGCGGTCTCCATCGTGGCGCCGCCCTCGTCGCAGAACTTCTTGAAGGTGGCCAGCACGTCCGCGTTCTGGACCGGGTTCCACCCCTCGCCCACCACGTCGAACACCTTGCTATCGGTCTTCCGCACCAGCGCCATCTTGCCCGGCACCTTCCCCGCGATCCGGTCGCCGTTGGGCCCGTAGGAGAAGAACAGGGGGCGCTTCTCGACCTCCCAGTTCAGGCCCGCGGCAGCGAGCATCTGCGCCGGCGTCAGGTCGCCGTCGACCCGCACGCCCAGCCCGTGCCAGGGCACCTTGTGCGCAAAGGCCATGGTCTCAACTTCGTGTGCCATCTCGTGTTCCTCTTCGGTTGATCGGCCTGGCGAGCCGGTGAACCTCATAGGCCATCGAATTCGGCTTAGATCAAGTCGGTTGATCGTCCAGCAGCAGGTGCCCGCGCAGGGCCTTCTCGAACGCTGCGTCCCGCGCCCAGTCGCGTCGGGCTGTCCACGATGGGTTGCGCCCCTCGAACCGCACGTCGAGCCCGGGGATGGCGTCGTCGTCGTCCGCCATGGATCCTATCTCGCCCAGGTTACGGCGCATCGCAGAACTTCCCGGCCGCTGCCTGGCGGATGACCTCCTGCCCCGGCGTGCCGGCCTCGTAGGCCGCGACCAGCGCGCTGCAGAAGGTCGGGGGGTGAATGCGCAGCCGATCCCACCAGGCCCGCTCGTCGCCCCCCTCGTTGCGGTGCTGGGCGCCTGGCCCGTGCTGGTGGCAGGACGGGCAGAGCGGAGCCGCCCGGCGGTCGTGGCTCTTCTCGCTGTGTCCAAAGGCTCGCCACCCCGCCTCGGGGTAGCCAACTTTGATGTGGGCAGCGTGCACCCCGTACTTCATGCGACCGGCCACCGCGCAGGAGACGCACGGCAGCTTGGCTACCCAGCCGAGGTACTGCTTGTCACGCTGGCGCGGATCCCGCTGGCGCACCTGGCCCGAAAAGGCAACGCGGCTCATCACTCCCTCCGTCCGTGTGTGGGGTCGGGTTCCTCCCGGGGACTTGGTAGACGATCTGTGGTTCCATCC